GATATGCTATCTGTTGCTTCTAAAACAACTTTGTTACCAGCTAAAAGTTCTAATGATGATCCTGCTGGAATAGGTGCATTGGTAATAAGTTCTACTGGTTGGTTCACTTCATCATTAGCATTTGTTCTATTACCAGTATCAGATGTTAATGTTACTGTTGCAGTAACTTGACTAGTTGTTGTGTTTCCTAATATCAAACCCAGTATTATTGTTGTTGTACTAGTAGCCACTGTATAAATTACATCTGCACTAGTTACTCCTGCTTTGCTTGATAATTTAAAAGTATTTGCCATGTTATCATCCTAACGCTATTGCTAAAGCTGTTGCCTCATCTGCTGCTGCCTTTGATATACCAAAAGTTAATGAGGCTTGACCACCAATATCACTTAATACTTCAGATGCACTTCTACCCTCTATTGATGTGCCATCTACACGCAAAAAATCATTATCAGCTACACCTGATGTAAAAACTGGTACATTTGTGTTTGATATACCAGTAGCTGCAACTGCGGCTGTTCCTAACCCTAATGTTGTTCTTTGAGCAGCAGCATCTGCATCATCAAGCAATGCCTTGCCTGCTGCTGTTAAATCATATGTTGATGCAGTTCCAGATCCAGTAAATTGTATACCTTTATCTGCGGCTGATGTTAAGCCAGCTAATGCTTGTAACTCTGCATCTAATCTTGCGTTTGCTACAGTTCCAGATAACTGAGAGGCATCAATAGTTTTGTTTGTTAATGTATCTGTAGTAGCTCTACCAACAATAGTGTCTGTGGTTGCAGGAAGTGTTAACGTAGTATTACCAGCAAAGTCAGAGTGTGCTGGTGCTTTTAAAGCTGCATAGTGTGCGTTTGATGCTTCACAATACATTCTAAGTTCTGATTGCGCTCCAGTGTTTTTAAGCTCTATAACGCCACCATTAACTGTAAGATCGTCACCTATGGACAGATCTGCACCTAATGTTGCATTACCACTAGCATCTAAAAACACTGACTTAGATGCTGGTATTGTACAGAATATAGTTTTTGTACCAGAACTAAAATTAACTGCGGCATCACTGTTTGAACTACTTATAACTGTTGTTCTAGCTAATGTTGAAGAGTCACTGTTGAGCGTTCCTAACCCAACTTCAAACTCTGCCGATCCCGGAAGAGTAACGGCATAATATGTTGTATTAGAATTACCAACTCCAGCACCAAAAGTCTCAAACCCTGTGACCGCACCAGCTAATGTAAATGTGCCAGTACCAGTTGTGGTTGTTGTTTCTTTTACTCTATCATTTAATACTAATGCCATTACTTTAACTCTATTGTTAAGTTAGTTGCGTTAATTCTAAATATATCACCACTTGCTATTGCTTTGCTTGCGTCTAGCGCTCCAACAAATAATATATTACCACTACTAGATGCATCAGCTATAAATACATGTGTTATTGTATTATTAGTTCCACCAGATGCTGGAAACTCTATGTTAGATGTATTGGTGGCTGTTTGCGTATCTGTAGAATCAGATCCTATTGTTGTCCAACTTCCTGCAGGAACTTGTTGTCTTGCATAGTTAGTGAAAGTTGCCTCTGTCAAAGAACCTGTTTCTGCTGCACTTACTGCTGTTGCAAGCCCTACATAAATACTGTCTCCCGGACTAGAAAAACTAAGAGAGTTATTTTTAAATATAAAATGTAACAATCTTCTTTCTAGATAATTGGTCGCTGCGTTTGCTGTTGCCATATTCTACTCCTATGTTCTCTGCGCTCTTGGTAGACCCTCAGAGTAAGCATCAGTATTTTCTCTTGCCTCTCCGTAATCCTTAAGTCTTGTTAATTGATCCATAAACCTTTTCTCATATTGTTGTATCAAATCAGGCTCACCTTTCATAAAAATATACGCATCTACTAACGATCCAAACAATAATGCAAATGGTGCATTAGTGCTTAACCATGTTGTGCCACTTTCTGCACCAGCAGTTAAGCTGGTTGGTCTATAATAGTAATGTAATTCTATTGCATAATTGGAGTTTGGGGTAGGGCCAACGATAAAATTATTTGCATCAAACTGTGCGTAAAATCTTGGCTTGGCTGTAGAAGATGAAGCATCATATGCTTCTTGTATGAAGTTTACATCTTTTTGTAAAAGGAATGACTCACTACCTGCTGTAGTAATTTGAAATGAAAAAGATGCTAAGTAATCTGTTGGTATTGTTACAAACTTATCGCTTGTCGTTAATGCTGATGTAACATTCTTTCTGAATATCTCTAAATCAACATTTTTAAATATTCTCTCTTCTGCTGCTTTTATGAAGTCAGATAGATGATTTACAAAAGATGTTTCTGAATTGTCAGTGTAATCCTGTATTGCTGTTTTTAACTGCGCAAATGTAAAGCTCATCTAAGCCTCCAAAGTAACTGGTCCTACTGTGGCAAACACCCCACCACCTGTAATTGATCCAGAGGTAGATTCAGCAGCAACAGTAATAGTATAAGTATCATCTGTTAATTTAGTTATAGCATATCCTGTAGCTAAATTAAAGTTTGCGGCTGTTAAACCATCAAATCCTAAACAGTTTCTAAATCTAACAACATCAGATGTAGATCTCCCATGATCTTTTTCTGTCACTGTAACCACAGTGCTACCACCTACTGCAGCAGCAGTAGTAAATGGATTAACCAATAATAATCTTTCTGTTGCAGGCTCTACCCTATCTGGTCTTGCATCTTTTATAGATTGTGGGTCATTAAACTTCATTCTACCTATAAAGTTTTGCGGATGGTCTGGATCAACTACATCTATGCCGACACGCAACCCAGTTTTACTGCCATTTCTGTATTCAAAAACTAAGTCTTTTAAATCATATCTAAATCCTGTTTTGTCACATATTCCATATGCATTTCTACCTGATGAATAACTCATTTCTTCTCTTTCTTAGATTTATAAAAATATTCTTCACTATCTCCAAATCTCTCTAATTTATTCTCATTTTCTACCTGATAATAATATGTGCTAACTTTAAAATCAGGTGTTAATGGTTCTGCGGGTGTTAAGCTGTTATCGTATATTCTAGTTCTATTATTTGGATACAAACAGTACTGACCATTTTCTAATTCTATAATATTATGTGACTTATGCTCTTCTGGTGTCTCGCTAGTGCTAAAATCAACTGTATCTATATCACCATGATAATTATCTAGTGTTGCAACATAAGATCCTTTAACTGAGCCTGCATCTCTCGTATACACCTCGTAACTCATAGACCCTATAAATTGTTTTTGTATGCATGTTACATTGTAGTCCATACAATTCCAAAACTGTAAATTATATAAAGGCAAATCAGGATTAGGTGTTTTAGGCTCACTAACAAAAGCACTTATTGGTAACTTATCAAACATTGCACCGTATTCTGGCAAGTATGTCTCAAAGTAAAATGCTCTACCCGGTAATGACTTACAGGATATCCATACACCTTTCACAAACTCGCCATGACCATCTTCATGGTCTCTTAAGTATTCTTTTCTTACCCACAAGTTTATTGCAGGCAAATTACATATTAATCTCGACACTATAAGTTACCGTTAACTTTTATCTCATTCTAAAACTTATACCTCTATCAGCCATTCCGCCACCACGCATTTTCATAACCTTACCGCCTTTTTTCATGAAACCCATTTTATTTCGAACTTCTGTAGGTAATTTACTAAGACCCTTGCCTTTGTTACCTTCTGGCACTGGTTTTAAAGAGCCGCCACCTGCATAGCCCATAGATTTTTTATTCATCATTCCGCCACCCATTTTCTTTTTTACATTTTTCATGGCTTCTTGATTGGCTTTTGCAGTTCTTTTGCTAAAATCTTTATTTAAAGACTGAGTTTTATCAGCTCTGAACGGGTCTTTCTTTGGCTTTTTCTTAGCAACAATCTTAATAGGCATTAGGCTCTCCTTGCTTTTCTTCTTGCTATTCTACCAGCAGCACCAGCTAACTTCTTCTTCTGTGGCGGCTTCACTGCCATTGGTGGTCTTTTCTTTGGCATTGCAACTTTAGTTGGCGTTTTCTTTGTTGCCTTTCCTGCCATCTTAGCCATCTGTGTTTTTGTCATGCCAGAATAAGGACCTCTTTTTGATGTCCCTACATCTTTCTTTCTACTCATTAAGCTAGTTGCTGCATAAGGCAATTGTAATGTTGCACCAGCTCTTATTTTGTTTATATCTGTTATTTTAGGATTTGCAGCTTTTAACTGCTTTAATGTAAATCCTTTGTTTTTTGCGATTTGTGATAATGTATCACCGCTTTTAATTTTGTATTGTGGCATTTTACGCTCCATAAAATGTGTTATAGGGTACAAATCTAGCAGAGGCACTCTCGGTATCTTCTCCTGCTGCAAGCTCAAATTGAAACTCATACTCTTGTTTCAAAGCTGTGACCCTTGACGCTAACTCAGGGTCTTTCATGGCTACATAGTAAGCCAATCCTGATACCAAACAAGGAACAAACCTTGGTGGTATAAATGATGTTGTTGTCCCATCTATTCCCGATGACATCCCATCAATTCCCACAACTCGGAAGAAAGATAGAGTATATGTGTCTTGATTATCTGGAACTGGGTACATTGTTACTGTCACTGAACCTGCTAATCTTTGTACAAATATTTGTGTTGGTTTGCCTTGTGTGTTCTTTGAGGATATCTGAGCAAATGTTGAAACACTTATTCTTGTAAGATTTGTATCTACCTGACTAGTTCCTGTCCCTGTCCTTATCGTATGCTCAAGCAAATCAACTGTATCTGATGGCATAGTATATGTTGCGGTTCCAGAGCTTAAAGACAATGTTCCTGATGTTATTGTCCATAAATTAAGACCTCTGTTTTGCCATTCCATAGTAAGAATGTTAAAACTTCTTCTTATATTTCTTAAATCATTACCAGTTCTCATTTCAGAGCCTGCTCTAAGATAAGCCTCTTCAAACAAGTCTGGTAGATCTGGTACTACTACTGCCATTTATTTGACCTTTCTATAAGCTCTCGTCTTTCTTGCAATCTTCTTTGGCTGTTTAGATACTTGTTTACCTGCTCTAGTTGCCTTTCGTTTAGCAGCCGTAGAACGGGCGTATTCAGCGGGCGAAAGAGCCTTAATTGCTTTTTCAGGTAAGTAACGCTC